TCGAGGTAGCCGATGCCGAGAAGACCCCGATTTGGCTCATCGTGGTGCCGGTGATGTCACCGATCAGCACCGGGGTGTTGTTGTCCTCGTCGATGGCCACGAGGTTCTGACCGGGGTGCGCCAGCAGATTGTTGATCTCGCCGGTGACCGAATAGAAGCCGTCGAACTGCCACAGGTTCAGAGCAGAGGCAGTGAAGTTGTTCAGCGTGAAATTGGCCACACCCGAGCCGACGCCGTTGTCGTCGATGGTGAGAACCTGAAGCCCGCTGGAGTACCCCGAAAAGATCGAGGTGAAGTTGTTCTTGGCGTTGACCCAGATGCCCCGAGAAGGCCCGAGCAACTGGTCAGAGATCACTCGGTAGCCGAGCATCTTGCGCGGCCGTCCGCGCTGAAACCTTACCCACCGACCGTCGTTGTAGAACAACTTGTCGAAGAGCGTGCCATCCCGCTGGATGCCAGCCTTGGTGTCAAGCGCAAAGACCTTTGCTGTCATCAGAATGCCCCGCCAGAAACACCCCCAGTGAAGGTGCCGGTACCCGTGATCAGAAGACCTGTGGCGCTGAGTCTAAACCGTTGCGTGGCCAAGACGGCAATCGCAAACTCACCCGAACCAGCGCGGTAGATACCCGTGGAGGTCTCAGAGGAAAAGTTCAGAGAGGGCGCTCCGACGGTGCCGTCCACCAGCGAGACATTCACCGCACCGGCGGCAATCGTCGAGGCGTTGAGCAAGTTCACTGAGTCGCACAGCAGAATCACCTGCTGGCCCGCGGGAACGGTCGCCGTGGCTCCGCCAGCAGCGGTGGTCGTGAAGGTGATCTGGAACCCCGCCCCGGTGCCGTCGGTCTGGTTCGTGATGTAGTAGACCTGAATGGTCTGGGGCAGTTCCACGGTCACATTGCCAGAGAGCGTGCCGGTGTACTTCTGCACCACATTGGCCGCTTCGGAGGCCGTCAGGGTGTAACTGCCGCTGACCACTGCTTTGGTCAACTGCGTAAAGTTGAATTGGGTCGAGCGGCCAAGGCCCACCGTGAAGAAGGCAGCGCCCGAGCAGACGATGAAGGCTGAGTCAGCGGGCTGCAAGGCAATGCTGGCCGCGCCGTTAATCAGGCCCGAAGCCGGAGACACCGTCAGAGTGCCGGTTCCAGAGTTGCGAACCATCAGGAACCAGTCGTTGCCCAGCGTAGTGGCAGCCGTCAGCGTCAAGGTTCCCGAGCCGCTCGTCCAGACATAGGTCGAAGCCCGGTCGGAATCCAACGCGGTGTAGTTCGACGAGAAGGTCTGAACCGTGTGAGATTGGTTCAGCGTGGTCGTCAGGGCCTTCAGGCCGTACCCGGCAAGGCTCGCAGCGTCCGCGGTCGAGGAACCCACACCAAAGGCGATCACGCCCCATGTACCGGCAGCGGTGCTGTTGGTGGTGATGTAGATGTACTTCGCCTCGCCTGCGGCCACAGAGACGATGGTGTTGCCGTCGTAGTCCGCGACCGTGAAGGTGTTAGCCCCGACATTTCGGATCAGGGCATCTTGGCCCACCGAGGTCTGGTTGGCCGGAGGCATCTCTAGCCGCAGGCTCCCGGCCGTAGCCGTGACATTCATGATCCGGGCGGCATAGTCGTTCGTCGCGGATCCGTTGATGGGCCACTGAAGTTGGGTATTAGCGGACAGCGTGATAGCGCGAAACGAAACATCGGTCGGCTGGATCACATTGCCGGTGAATGGCGATATGAAACTCATGAATCCCTCACAACGGTTTGACGGTCACCGACCCGGGCGACATCCTCGGTCTTGAGGACTTCCATGATCTGCGTGTACTGGGTTTGCCACATCCCCATGCGCTCGTCGTTCTTGAGGAACGGCATGGCCTGAAGCAGGGAGCCATACAGCATGGCCTGCGGCGCGTACTCGGTGAACCAATTGGACTGATTGGACGAATCCAGAGGCTGCACGCGCTCGTAGTAGAGAACCTCGAAGGTGTAGGCGGCAGCCGGTGTCGGGGCGACCAGCCAGTGGGTGTAGTCGTAGTCGCAGTAGAACTTCGGCACATCCACCTCGGCGGCCTCTGGCCAGTACTCTCGGAGGTACTCGTACTTGCGAAGCAGCACCGGGGTCTTCACGCCGCCGACCGTGACATTCATCGAGACGGTCTTGCGCCAGCGGGCGGGCTTGTCAATCACCGGCTCGCCCTGAACCATGGTGGACTCGACCACAGTCAGGTTGCCGAGGAACTTTAGTTCAGACGCAATCACCTGCTCCGCGAGCATGATGAACTGCGGAATCTTCTCGATGGTCGCTTGGTCAGTTCGTTCGAGATAGGTCTCGATGTCATTGACCAGCGAGTCGTAGGTCATTACGGCTGCTGCTGGCATCACCACACCTTTTTCTTGATCGATTCGGGCTGCGGGACAAACTGCTTGCCCTCTCGCATTCCTTCTCGTTTGGCTCGCGTGGTTGCCGCGTATTCAGAAGGGGTTAACTTCTCTCGTGCCTTTTTCGGCAGGTATCGCTCGCCTGTTGCTTCAGATCCTTGGGTGGACGGCTTTCCAGACTTTGTGCCCCAGTCCTCTTTCGTCCACTTTGAGAGCGAATTATCCGCTCTCTTGGGGCCTTTGTAACCTCCGCCCGAGGCTTTGTACTTCTGGGTGGCCAGTTGCGCCTTGCGGGCGCTCCATTGGCCCGGAGAGCCGCCCTTCCCGCTGGCCTTGACCTGCGAGACGATGCGCTTCCACTTGGAGGGGTCGGACTTGGTTGCTGCGCTCATTTAGGCCCCCATGATCGAGATCTCGGCGTCGCGACGGCGAACCAAGCCGGGCAGCACCCGACCGCCCCCGCGAACCCAGAGTTGCAACTGCTCTTTGGCCCCATCCCAGTCCTGCGCGTTAATCTTGCGCCGCAGGGTCGAGGTCTGGAGCCGCCCCACACCGAGGTTGTACGCAAAATCCACAATGGCGTTCAACTTGCCCCAGTCCCCGGCGGTCATCGCCAGAGTCAACAGGATCGGGCACTGGCGGATCGTGCCCGGGGCGTAGGTGTGCATCAGTTCGTAGGCCAGCAGGGCGCGAGCGGTAGGCTCGTCCATGGGGGCGTCCTCAAGGGTCACCCGGCGGCCGTTGGAATACACCGTCGATCCATAACCGATGGTGGGAACCCCGGCCGGGCATAGATAGGGCTTTGAGCGGAATCCCTCAAAGCGCCTGCACAGTTCCTCGGCCAGACTCAGGTTCATGCAAGCCCCCGCTTCGCAAGGGTGCGGTCGAGGAACCAGTAGTTGATCGTGCCGGAGACCAACGCGGTGAAGTCAGCGCTCATCATGGTCATGAAGACTTCTTTGGGAGGAGCGCCAGCCAGCCATGCGTTCCAAGCAAACCAGACATGGATGAATGACCAGATGAAGATCACCCAGTAGGTGACCACGGGGCGCACCGAGGCGGAGAGTTTGGCAGCCCAGCCACCTGCGGCCTTGACCATCTCGGCCTGCTGATCGATGGCGGACTTGAAGGCGTCCATGACGCCGGTGTCGATGGCCATGTCGCGCTGCGCCCCGATCTCCTCCAGCCGGATCTGGCCGCGGACTTTTTCGAGGTCGCACTGCTTGTCGAACATCGCCAGTTCATGCACGCGCTCGTTCTTCTTGTCGAAGTACTTCAGAACCTCGGGCGCAAGACGAAAAATGCCCCCGAGAAGGGAGCCGAAGATTCCACCACCGAGGATCTCAAACATCAGGAACTCCTTGTCGTGCTGATCTGGTCTCCGCCCTTGGTCACCGTGACCCTATCACCGTCCACAGAAACGGTCATTGGAGGCTCTTTCTCCGCCAGCCGGTCGAGGCGCTCGATCAGAGACTTGATCACCTCAAATTCGGGCTTTTCCTGCTTCGGATTGGCCCCGGCGATGCCGTTAAGCATGGAGATCAGTGCCGTCAGAGCAGCAGACACCAGCCCGATCACGGCGGCAATCTTGGACTCCTCCAGCATCAGACTGGCTCCAACACCCACCACTACGATGGCGGTGATATAGGCCAGCCCGTTTTTGCCGATAGCCTTCCCAGCGACCTCTTTTGCGGTGCTCTCGGCCTCCAAGCGGGCCAGTTCGGCCTTCGCTTGTGCTCGGAACATTTCGAGGTCGGTAGGCTCGGTCATTTGTCGGCCTTGTTGTCCAGTTTGTTGAAGATCTGCTTGCAGATGTCCTTCAACTCGTCGATGTCACGGTGGTAATCCTCCTTCGTGACATAGGTGTGCGGCATGGCACGCACATCAGAGTCCAAGCGCTCGATGGCCTTCGTGATGTTGTTGAGAACCCAGCCGCCGAAAAAGGCGGCGATCCCCACCACGATGTTGAAGATCGCCTGTGTTTCCATCGTTACTCCGCAGGAGCCTCAGCCTGAACGGGCTTGACTTGCGCCTCAGCCTCTTTCTGGATGCCGTTGATCAAGTTCGCCACTTCGACGAAGGGGCGGCTGCCAAGGTATTGCAGGACTGCGTTGACCAGTTGGGTCGAGAGTTGCACTGTTTCCATCATTTTCTCCGTGTAGTTTTCCGCTGTCAGGGCCAGCGGGATGCCCTTCCATCATTATGCTGCGGCCTGACGCAGAGGCTCAAGATCTTCGGTCGTCCAGAAGTCCTTGGCCAGCATGATCTTCAGGTGCTCCTTGTTGCGGGACACCGTATCAGCCCAGTCGGCATCTTCCATGCGTTCAGGCTTGCCAGCGTTGATGAGCGCCACGCTATCAAGGGCGGCAGAATAATGTTTTGCCACTTGCTCTGGTGTTACTATTTCAGTGTTTTCCATGATTTGCATACTCCTTGTGGTGAATAATTCTGGCCTCTTGAACAACAAGATCAGCCAATTCAATGTCGTCATAGTAGCCAAGAGATAGCACCTTCTTGTCTACATAAATTCGGGCAAACCATTTGCGCTTTCTGGCATTCCAGCAAACACCCTTGATGCCCGAAGTATTGTCGCTCCTAAATTTGCTGTTCAGGATGTTTTGGTACTTTGTTGCGGGGCGCAAATTTTCAATCTTGTTGTTGGCACGATTGCCATCAGCATGGTCAAGAAATTCTGGCAAATGGCCGTGATGAAACAAATAAACAAGCCTATGTAACAGGTATTGCCTCTTGTCCACCGACACCCGCAAATAACCATCTGCATCCGGAAATCCAACAACCTGCCCAATAAAAGATCGGATGGACGGCCTTGTCCTGCGGATCAACTGCCCGTCCTTGTACTCAAAGAGTTCTTTGAGTCGATCTTGTGTTGGGTAAGGCTTCA